GATGACACTGGAACACCTAAAAAATGGTCTGATACCTCGGGAACAAGTACAGGATTACATATACAAACAAAAGATTTAGATTTTGGACAGCCTGGAGTTAGAAAAAAAATATATAAAGTTTATATAACTTATAGAGGTGATGCAAGTAATGTTCAAGTTAATTATGGGTCAGACGGAGGAGCTTTATCAGGAACTTTTTTTACTATAACAAGTGGGACAGATGGATCTACAACTGGGGGAAGTGCTGCGGCAAAATGCTTAAAGAACGCAGGTACTGATGATTGGCTAAAAGCTGAATTAAAACCATCTGCATCTATAAATAACGTATCTAGCTTTCAATTAAAGTTACATACTGATGGATCAAATGCTGTAGCATCTGATTTTGAGATTGATTCAATTTCTATAGTATATAGAACAAAGGGGATTAAATAATGGAAATGACTAGGCATGAAAGAAATTCTATACATAAAAAGCAAGAAATAGCTCAAGTACTAGAAGGTGTTCCAGATAAGTCAGATTTAAAAAATGGTGTAATGGTATTTAGAGCTACAAATGAAGGGTTAGTTATGTATGTTAAACATAATGATGTATTATATAAAAAAGTATTAGATAAGGGGTAAAACATGGGATACGCACAAGCTTTATTAAGAAAAGATGTAAGAGATGAAGAAAAGGCTTTAAAAAGAAAAGCTAAGAAAAAAGATTTATTTGGCTCTATTGGAAGGACTTTAGGAAGTTTAGGCGTAATGGCTATAACTGGTGGAACTGTAAATCCTCTTACATTAGGACTATTAACAGGTGGCGCTTCTGCCTTAGGAGGAGCTATTGGTTCTAGGGCTGCAGGAGGAAGTTTAAAAGGAGGTAAATTCTTTAGTGAAGATAGAGAAGAGTTACAATCTCAGTTAGGAGCTTTAGGATCTAAAAATTTACTATCATCATTACAATCTGGAGTTATGGCTGGGATGGGACAAGCAGCTAAGTTAAAAAAAGCAGGAATAGATTCTGCTAAAGGTCTAGACTTTGGAGATAGCTTTATAGGCAAGAAAGTAGCTGGAATGAAGGAAGCTAAGGCGGCTAGAGACTTTGCGGATTCTAGGATAGGTTTTGGAGCAAAAATGCCCTATGGAGATGAAACAATGCTTTACAATTTAGACACTCAAAAAAGAAATTTATTTGCTGAAAATGTTGGTGTTGGAACTGGAAGGCAAACATTAGGAGTTGGAGATGCAAGACGTGGCCTTGGATTTAGTGAAGCTATTACAAGCCCTAATACAGGAAAGGCTATAGGTCAATATGGTTCTAGAAGTTCTATTGTACCTCAAGACGTATATGGAGAAGCTCAAAGAGCAGCTTTTTATAGGCCTGAAACAGGTGGAACTAGGCAACTGTTTGCTACAGGGGAAGCTCCTGAATTAATGAGAAATACATCTCAAGAGCTTTTCTTTAGAGGAGATCAAAGGGCTAGAGAATTAGCAAATGAAATGGCTAGAGAATTAGCAAATGCAAGAGCCTCTGTTCCTTTACTTGAAGATTTAGATCTTGAACTTCCTATAGAAAGAATGCAAGAATCAAATTATGGATATGGAGCTAGCAGAGTTAGAGATAATGTAAGGCCATCTTGGCAAGAATCTATATTTGGAGGTATAAGATAATGCATGGTAAAATTGTAGATACTCGTAAATATAATAAAGATAAAAGAGCTAATCTAGGTAGGCGTGGCGATACACAAATACGTGAAATTGATGGAGAGCCTGCTCATGTAAATGCTTT